ATTCGTATTCTCCGTATTAATCGTATTAGAAGTGTGTGCCGTATTGGTACGTATTAAGTCTAGCAGAAGAGGGGTCAGTCGTCAAGGGTTTTCTCAAGATACTCAATTTGAGACTCAAGAATTTTAAAGAAATCATCGATTGAACCATTCTGTGCAAGTCCAAACAACTGAGCAGACTTTAGGATATTGTCTTTTAATTCAATTGCTTCTGGATCATCAGAAAGAGATAGTCTAAAGATAAAAATCTTTTGTTTTTCCAAAAACTCTCTCATCAAATCTAAGTGTTCTTTCTTTCCTTTTTTGTCGTAAAAAGAAAGATTCATAACCTGTTCAAAAAGTTCTTGTTGAATTTTATCAAGTTCCATCACAGATTCTCTGACCATTTCTGAATCAAAAAATCCACTCATAACACAATCTCCTTTAAAATCTGCTTACATTTAGACTCATCTATATTTAGAAACGGTCTATATTTTTTTATTCTCAAACTTACGGTTTCCCACACTGAGGTCTGTAAGTTTCTTATCAAACCTAGAAACATATCCAAGAATAATATCAAGTATTACCATTGTCTCTAAAGTCAATGCTTTTTGTAAATACTTTTTTAGTATTTCTGGATGCTTATTTGGTTTACATTCAAACAACTCATCAAAATTTTTATTTGAAATAAAAACCTCACTTTCTGTTTTAAACAAATAAGTGAGGCTTTGAATTCTTTTTAACCATGATGAATAATTTTGCTCACCACTCGCAATGATTTCCCCAATCCATAATGATTGGGGGTCATTACACTCAACAAAATTAGCAACAAAATATGCTCTAATCTCTGATTCGGTTTTTTGTCTAGACATTTTTTCAAAAAAATATCTATCTTTTCTTTTATTGAAAGAACTTACTGATGCTCTAGACCTTCCACAATATTTGAAGTAATCATAATTTGATTTTGTAAAATGATTTTTAATTGCCAAATAAGTTTTATAAACTTCAAAAGGTGTCACTGTTTAAAAATTCAAAGTTGCTCTGCTTGTTTTCTTTAAAAAATTCAACTTAATTGCTTCACACTTAAGTTTTTCTTTTAGGGGTTTCGAAATAAGTTTAGGCACAGTTTCAATTTCAATACTATTATCGTCACAGTATGTAATAATAGCATCAATATAACTAATCTTTGAAGTTTTTACAATCCCTTCAATATCTTGAGCAAATTTTTGTGGACATAAAAATTTGTCTTTAATTGCGTCTTTGATGTTATTTTCCATATTAACTAACTTTACTGTTAACAAATTCTCTAATATATTCGATGAGCAATTTGATGTATTTTCCTTTGTCGTATTCTTCATAAACAACGCATTCTCCATTTTCACATGCCATTAAAATTACAAGTTTTTTGACTGAAATACCAGTCAGTTCGTACAACATACAAGCATATGCAACTGCCTGTACGAAGTAATGTTCAATCCATTCTTTTGGTTTTGGTTTCTTTGATGTCTTAAAATCGATAACCGCAAGTTCACCATTATATTCTGCGATACAATCTACTGTTCCAGCAACACCTAGAACTTTACTATAAAGTGAACTTTCAAGAGCATGAATATTATTTATTCTATTTAATTCTGGTTTGGCAATTTTGAATAGAAGTTGCGATAGAGGTTGAACCTCTGGAAGTTCAGGAATATTGTAAAGATAGTTTTCTACCAGACTGTGCATATCAGTTCCACGACTTGTTGCCTGTCGTGTAATTTTATCTGCTTTTTCTTCCCCAACTTTCTTTCTCCAATCAGCAAAAAATTGACGATTCTTATGACTGGTTACTGATGTAATAGAAACAAACTTGAGAAGTTCACCATCTTCTGGAATTTTATAATATCTAACTCCGTCAATGGTTTCCCTCTCAAGTTTTGGAAGATTTAAATCTATATGATTAAAATTTGGAACAAAATTAGACATTCAAACCAGATTCAATTTTTGCAACTAGATATTCTTTGACAAGTCCAGAACGAACAATATCATCAATACCAAACTCAATTATATCAAAAGATGGCATTTTTCTCAAGATATTCATAAAATCACTAATACCATTTCTTTCATTTGTCTTTGTTAAATCACTCTGTGAGGCATCACCACAGAACATGATTTTAGAATTTTCACCAACACGAGTAATAATTGAATCCAGTTCATGGAAATTCATATTCTGGAATTCATCCACAATAATAATAGAGTTATCCAGAGTAGTTCCACGAACAAAAGAAGTACTCCAAAATTTAATTGTCTCTTGTTGCTTTAAATTGCCATAAAGCATTTCAAAGTCAGTCTCTGTTGGAAGTTGGAACATGTACTTCACCATATTCTTATACGGAATTTGGTATAGTGAAGACTTGTCTTCATGGTCACCAGGCAAGAATCCAATTTCTCTGGTTGCTACCAAAGAACGAACAACATAAATTTGTTCATATGGTGTAATGTCATTTAAGACTTCCCTTAAAGCATTATACAAAGTGATAAATGTTTTTCCTGTCCCTGCTGCTCCATAAGCAACTATATGCTTACCATTTGCATATGATTCAAAAAGTTTCTTTTGATTGTCTGTTAAAGGTTCAATATTAAGAAGAAGTTCTGAACTAAGAGGTTTTCTCCTCTTCATTTGTCTAGCAGTCATCCCAACTCCGATTGGTTGGTCTCCATTCCTTCTTTTTCTTGCCATTAGATTTTTCCTACAGTAGCACCAGGCATTTTAGATGCTCTAGTTAGAACTTCATTCCACCCTGGTTTTGATTTTGCAAGTTTGTCTTTCCATTCACCAACTTCACCACTTCCAGGGCAAGTTGATGGGTCAGACCAATCTCTATCCCAATCTGGGTTTTCTTTTTTCCACTGGTCCCATTCGTGAACACTCATTGTCACTTCTTTTTGCTCACCAGTCTTTTTATGAATAACAGGATACGTTGCCATAAGTTATGAAATCACCATATTAATATTTATTCTATAATTATAGATGGTGCATCAGAACATTCTGGACAATCATTTGAACGATTCCAATCCATTGCTTTTGCTACAGAAGGAAACTGGCAAGTAAAAATACACTTAATTGAATTTGCAATATCCATATGTTCTTTCTGAGTTCCATTTCCAGAACGCAAATCAATATAATGGATCCAAGACCTTACTGAACCCGTCATATAAAGTCTTGTTGGAGTTGCCAAAGGAAGAACAAATCTTGCACATTCCTTTGCAATTCCAGCATCAAGCATTTCTTTATAGAGGTACATTGAATGTTTGAAATGATCCTGCATCAGAATTTGATATTTTTGAACAATGTATGGGTCTACATCATCAATACTGTTCTGACGATTTTTAGTGTCTTGACGACGCAGTTCTGGAATAGGAATTTCCTCACCCAGCAAAGATGAATCTGCGTAACGTTGTGAAAATTCTTGATATGTAAATGAACGATGGCGCAAAATTTGCGCTGCGATACCACGAGTGGTATTAATCTCCACTGTCATGGTTGCTTGTTCAAAAATGCTCCAATGCTGATGCTTGATACAATACTTTAGCAATCCCTCAAAACTTTCATTTTCTTGATTTTGCGGATTACTTACACGGGCACAATATGCCATGTGCTTTTCTGCATCAGGAGTAACTGAAATTAGTCGTGCTGTGTTCGTCATAAAATTAATCGGGGTATCCATCATCATCAAAAACTTCATCGTAGTCTGATAATTTATAGTTAGTTTCTTCTGATTTTTTCGTGTATGAATCAACGTCAGAGTAAACTTCTACTTTAAGAGAATCAACTAAGAGTTCCAAGTTTCTGATAATTAATTTTAGTTTTTGTTTATCCATTTGGATGTAACTCTCTGCTACCATTTTACACAAAAAAAGAGGGGTAGTCAACCCCTCTTTGCATTATCTAAGATAGCAAATTACTTATATAACCATTGAATGTATACTGATAGCAACACTGTTGTTAAGGCAATAGTAGCAGTAGTGGAAACTATAAATTGTGCCATTATTTTTTACCAACTAGTTGTGCTAATTGTGCTTGATGACGACGTTGCTCTTTCTGCTTCTTCTCTTTAATGAGTTGAAGTACATTGAGTTTTTTCATTTGTGCCCCTCCTTTACAAACTTAACACCACGATAGGTTTCGTTGTATTGTTGGGGTTGCTGCATCATCTGCTGTTGATACTCAAGACGTTTTTGAGTGTCATATTCGACACCACGATAAACTACCTTTGACATTAATTTTCTCCTAAAGAAATGAGAGTTTTACTTCCCGTTCCTTCAGTCGGCTTTTGCGTCTATAAAACAACCTTTTTTTGTTACTTGTTTAATCTCCCAAACTATATCATTACGTTGCTGATAACTTAACTCTGGATGGATAAGAACCCTACCAATAAGAAAGTTTGCCTGCACACAAGTTAAAAAAAGTGTTTCCATAGATGAACGTTCCGTTCCGAGTCGGCTTACTTGCGTCCTATTTAATTTTTTAGCACCTTGCAACTACATCCTTTCGAAGTTCTAATAGCAATCGGTCTTCTATTCTTTGAATAACTACATCGTCGTTTTTAACGATGTCCATTAG